GGGTCGTTGACCTCGACCACCCACTGCCGGGAAAACTTCGGCGCTTCGCCAAACTGACGTTCGCCGGAAACCGCTGCCAGTTCTGTAGTGCTAACAATGCCCATTACGCTGCGGCTCCCCCGAGGATCGTGGCGTTTTCAAGTCGCTGGGCACGCTGTTCGGCCAGCAGCTGCATGAGCGTGGCCGTTTGCTTGCGGTACTCAACCACGGCTGGATCGTCGCGGCCGGTGGCAAGGGCCATGAACTGGCCGATCCCCTCACTGCTGCGGATGTCGTTGGCCTGGAGGGCTTCCTTGCTCTTGGTGCCGAGTAGGGCGGCGTTCTCACCCTTGAACTGGCTCGCACCGGCAACGGCCTTGTCCATCGACTCGTTTGACGCTTGGGCGGTGGACACCGCACGCTCGCGGTCGGCGGCTTGCTTTTCTTCGGCACGCTTGGCGTCGGCGGCAGCCTTCTCAGCGGCTTTCGCCTGATCGGCTGCCATCTTCTCGGCAACCTTGGCTTCGTCGTCGGCTTTTTTCTTGGCTTCGTCTGCCTGCTTTTTCAATGACGCTGCGGCCCGCCGCTGGCTTCCTTCCCACCAGCGGTCGGATTCTTTCTTGGCCGCCGCTTGGTCTCGCTGCGACTTGGCTTCGGGATTGTTGCGGTCGTTGAAAGTTGCACGGGCACCAGCCACGGCAGTGCCGGCCGGGCCAGTGCTGGCACCGCCCTCGGTGCCAAAAAGAACGTTGCTGGCGGCGGCCGATGCGTTGGCTTGTGCGGCGTGGTTTTCTTCTGTGTTTTTCTTGATGGCCGCGCTGGCGGCGTCGGCCATGCCTTTGCCAAATTCTTGCGACTGTTCGTTACCAAACAGCCAAGCAAGGTTTTCAATTGCTTTGCCAAGCCCCATGGCGATTGAGTTGCCCAACACCTCAAAAGCGTTAAACAGGGACCGTAGTGATTCTCCAACTGCAACCAGCACGTTTCCGACCACCGAAAACATTTCGCCTGTCGAGGCCAGCGCTCCCTCAAAGCCGCCCATGGACGCCAGCCATTCGCTAAACCCTGCCGAGAACGAATCGAAGACGGACGCCAGCTGCTCGGCGCCGTCGAACAGCGCCCCGGTGATCGCGTCGGCCAGCCCCGTGCCGCCGGTGCCGTTGAAACTCTCCACGAACGATAGGAACTGCTCGGCTATAGCCGTGATCGCCGGAGCCAGATTGGCGGTCACCTGCCCAATAATCCCGTCAAAAGTCTTGGAAACCAGGTCCAAGGCGTCGTTCATGCCCGCGATGTTGCCGACCTGCTGCTCAGACAGAACGATGCCCAGCTTCTTGGCCCGCTCCTCAATCGCCCCAAGGTTTGACAGGAACGGCACCAGCTGGGCACCGCTCTTGCCGAAGATCGCCACTGCGGCGGCGGCACGCTCGGCCTCGCCGGGCAGCGCCGAGATTGCGGCAGCGATCGCTCTGAACTGTTCCTCGGGCGACATCGATCGCAGCTGCTCAAAGTTGAGACCCAGCCGGTCGAATGCCCCGGTGTCGCCCGACTCGGCGGCTTTGCCGATCGCCACGGTGAGCTTGTCGAACGCCACGGCGACGTCGTCCACACCGCCGAGCTTGGCGGCCACCTGGAGCGACTGCAGGGCCTCCACGCCTATGCCGGTGCGGTTAGCCAGATCCTGCGTGGCGTCAACGGCGTTGGCCACACTCTTGGCGTAGCTGACGGCGCTGCGGGCCGCGTCGGTGAATGCGTTGGCCAGCTGCGACACGCCGCTGCCGATTAGCCTGCCGATCTCAATGGTCTTAAGAACCGAAACGTCGCGGGCCGTTTTCTTGGCGGCGTTGCCGACCTTGTCGAGGGCTTTGACGGCCTCATTCACACCACCCGCCATCTTGCTGGCGTTGGCCGAAAGCGTGAATCCTAGACCAATGGTTGCCATGTTACGGTCGCTTGAGTTTTGCCAGCTCTTCCATCATTTCCGCCATGGTCTGCGGCGGCGTTTCAATCGGCATGAAGTCTGTTGGTTTTGGCGATCGGCCTTTGCTGTAGGGGGCGATCGTCGCTGCCGCCTGTATCCCGGTCTGCAACCACTCCTGCCCAAACGGCTCCACGAATCGACAGTACGCCCACCACTCACGGAACTCGTCCATTGTCATCTGCTCGCCCAGCTGGCGAACCGTCATGCCGAGGTGCCCAGCCAGCCGGAACAAAAACGCCCGGTCAGGCCGGGCCTTTAGTTTTTTGCCAGTTCCTCAATTTTCTCTTCCGCCAGATCGTTGTGCTTAATCGCCGCTTCCCACAGCCGGTTGACCACCTTGGCGTTCTTGCTGGCCAGCAGCGTGATTTCGCCGTTGGTAAAAAGTCGTTCGCCCTTCTCGTCCACCAGGCACCGCACCAGAAACTTCGTGCGGAAGTCGTCCATTCCGGTCGCCTTCTTCTGCTGGTATTCCAACTCGTAGGCGTCGCGTTCCCCGACTGTCATCACGCGAATGTAGACGTCGCCGCCCCACTCGGGCACCTCAACCTTGAGCGTGCTGGCGTCGTTTGCGGCAAGGATTTGTTCTTTCGACAGACTCATAATTCTTTCCATACTTTGAAGGTGACTGAATACGTTTGCAGTTGGCCCGTGGCGGCCTGCCAGTTCAGCCGTTCGTACATGGCTTTGTCGAATTGCCAGTACGCATCAGGACCGCTAATTTCCAGATTGGCAGTTGTCCCGACGTTAGACATTTGCATGCCAGTTGTATTGCGGGCAACCATCGTAATGGTTCCGTAATCAACATCTGTGGGGCTGTGCCGGACGACACGAAGAGAATTGCGAGGCAAAATCTCAACGGAGTTAGATTGCGAGCCGTCAACGCTGACGCTGACAACTTCACGAAACACGGTTCCGTTCCAGTTGGCGGTAGTGCCTTGGCTGGTCTTGGCCATGCCGGTCTCCTATCAGGAGACCTTGAATGTGGCGTTGCCTTTGACCAGTTCACCGACAGCGTACGTCAGGCTGGACGAGTAGCAGGTGGCTGTGCCAAGGCTGGAGCCGGCGACGGTCAGCGTGCCGGTGGCACCTCTGGTGACCAGCGTTGTGCCAAGGTAGTCCACCGTGATCTCATCCGATTCCTGCAGCGCAGCAGCCTGGAGGAGCCGCTTGCTGCCAGACGCCTGCCCAAGGTGCGAGGCGTCCAGCTCGTTAACGCTGCCGCTGATTTGAATGTTGGTGACCGTGTAGGTCGAGCCCGAAAAGACGAAGTTTGTGCCTTGAGAGTCTGCAGCCATGGAGGCCTCCTAGTACGGGTGACGGCGGTGCCGTATCCCGAAACTAGGGGGCAAAGGGGCATACCTTGCAGTTAGCCGCCGTTGCGCTTGGCGAGGTCGTCGGTCGCCTTCTGGACGGCCTCACGCATGCGGAGCGTCAGGGCCGTGTTCATGAAGTTTTTGCACTGATTAAAAGACCGTTCCAGCGGGTGCAGGGCCGGCATCTCCCCGAGGCCCCGCCGGGGGTCGATCTTGGCAATGAACGAGTTTGGATAGCCGGGAGTGCGGTTCAGGTTTTTGTTGACGAAAAATGGGCCACGGGTGTTAAAGCTGGACATGACGTAGGTAGGGCTGTTCACAACCTCCTTTTTTCTGCCGACGAGCGTCTGCTTCTTACCCTCAATCACGACTCGAACCCTGCCTGTAGACTTGCTTTTGCCGGGAAATCTCCGTTTTGTGCCGAACTCCACAAGGTGCGAGTGGAAAGCACGGTCGTTGCCGACCCGGATTGTGCCGCCAGTCTTCTTGGTGTCTCCTGTGCCGCTGCGGCGGTAGCCGATCACAGCCACGGAGATGGGGATGCCCCAGCGGTTGTTTTTGTAGGTCTTGGTTTTCATCGCCACGGCCCGGCTCAAATTGCCGCTGACGATGCCCACGTTGGTCTTGACGTAGGTTTTTAGCGCCATCAGCCCAATCGACCCGGCTTTTTTGACGGCTTCCTGCTGGCGTTTGTTGGCGATGTCAAACGGGAACTTAAGCAGTTCGTCCCGCAGCTGCTGCACCTCCGACATGCTGAACCGGGTCTGTGCATGCTTGCCCACGCCCAGCTTTAATTGAATCACCTGCACGCTCATACAGCCTCCGCAACCCTAAAGTCGAACGACTGCTGGACGTAGTAGAACGGCAGCATCTGGTCATCGGTCGGCATCTCGGCCCCGTCCACCTCGCTGGTCAGGTTGGTTCGCTGAATCGTGCAGTTGCCGTAAGTGCCTGTGTAGCCGTCCACGGACAGCCGGATCGCCCTGGCGATCTGCTTCAGGTCGATGTACGACGTGCCGTAGGTCGTCAGTTGCACGCTGATAATCGGGCTGCCGGTCGGGCCGTTTAGGGCCGGCTCACGGCTCACGCCCGTGCGTTGATAGACCACCAGCGGCATAGACGTGCCCATCGGTGCCAGCACTGGGAAAATCCTGCTGGAGACGTAGCTGGCCACCGTGGCGTTTGCAGCCAGCCGGGCGTACAGAAACGTCTCTGGGCTCTCCTGCAGGCTCATGCGGGCCTCCGCTCAGTGCAGATAAGTTCGTGAATCCAGAGGCGTTCCCGCTCGTTGATTTGGCCAATCTCCAGCGTCCGGTCGCGGTAAATGACTCGCATGCTGGACAGCAGGCCCTCCAGATAGCGAATCGTGACCTTGTGGCTCATAATCCCGAGCACCTCGCCGTACTGCACCGCCTCGCGGCTCGAC